CTACGGTCCGTTGTAAACCAACTTGTCGATGAAGTCCTGCAAGTCTGCGGCGTTCTCCACGCCAGACAAACACTCCCAGGAAGAGCCAAACACCATATCATCAAAAGACTTCTCAAGTCTACGCTGCTCTTCCATCGGGACCCCAAAAGCGCGTTCAAACGAAACGCGCGCCTCCAAGCTGACTTCCAACGCACTGTCCTCGGTTGCAAACCATGCCCCCAGAGCGAGAGCATCCCTATGCGGATGCTCCCGGACCTTTTTGACAGGTCCCAAAGCTCTGATGGCAGAGGTGAAGAAAGCTTGCAAGATCGGAACTCCACGAGCCTGAGAAAGCTCGCACATGGCAACTCCCACCATCCACTCGCGTGCGAACACAGGTTCCCTAAGGTAAATGTGTGAAGAAAACGCACCCGATATCACCCGATGATGTTCGCGCACCATGGACCACCCGTGCCTGTCACCCAAGAACACGGGGGCCGAGCCACCAAACCTCACATCTTCCAACACGAAAGCAGGCCGCTCGAGCAACACCTCGTGGCCACAGCTCTGTAAGATGGCGTCAGAAAACCCTCCCAGCACGGGCTCCGACTCAGCCGCCTCCAAAAAGACGAGCACATTGTCTCCATCCACCAGAACGTCGAATTTGGAAAGCGCGAAGGTGCGTAGCGCAGAGACGACCTCAACGAGAAAACACAAAGAATTCCCCATCCCCGTGTTGAAATCGCCGCTGGCTCGACCACCATCACGTCCAAACTTCGCCCCACAAGATGTCGTGCCACGTAACTCCAACTGCTTAGATAGAAGGAACCCCAGCCTCCTGTCGCCGGGAAACGCTGCTGCATAGACAGCGTGCTCTTTCCTCAAAGCAGAAGGCCCCACGTGAGCCTCGAACGCCTTGCCATCTGCCTCGAAGCAGACGCACCTCGAAAAAGAAGAAAACTTCTTCCTGATCAGGTTGGCGCGCTGCCTCTGGTTCAACCCCTTAGCAACGAGTCTTGAGCCGTCGAAACCAAGAACGGAGCCGTTGAGCCTTCCCCACAGCCAATGCTCAAACGGTTTTAGTCGGGATGCCACCTCCAGATTGTATCGAGGGGATCTGGGGTATATCAGCCTGGGCTTCATGGCTTTGCCCGGCACCCGATTTTTCTCCGTCTTGAGGAACGCCCTGATGGTCCAATCCTGGTGCGTCGACAGACCATCTTCCTCAAGGGACCTTGCGGCCTCTAGGTAACGTCGCCGGAGAGTTCCTGAGTAACTCTCGGCAGTAGCTCTCCACGAAAGCGCGCCGTCTCTGTATCTGCGGGCGAACTTGACAAGATCGCCCCAAACTAACTCAGATCTGGCAGACACAGGGCCAAACACCTGTGGTGGCACCGGCCCCATTGACCGCCTGGCCACAGCGGTCACCTCGTTGTGCGGGCACGGACGGTTACACACTGGCACAAACCCTCCAGCCAGAGGGGCTGTGTAAG